TCCTGCCGGGCTGCGGACCGGCAGGACACCACAGCTAGCGACCTAAGTGGTCGGTCCCTGGTACTGCTTGATCGCACCCGTCTGGTCGACGAGCACCCCGTCACCCCTCAGCAGGGCACGGAACGCGACCAGGTCCTGGTTGAACAGGTAGTCGTCGGACCGCTCGAACCGGACCCCGCCGACCAGGCGGACGAAGAACTGGCTGAAGTCGCCGAACGCCACCGGCTTCGCGCCAGTCGCAACCGCTGGCATGAACGGGTCCGCCACGACAGGCTTGCCGAGCAGCAGGTCCGGGGAGCCGAGAACCATCGACGGCTCCCAGATCGGCCGGTTCTGGCTGTCGAGGATCTTCCTGAACCCGCCGATGGTCTTGTCAGCCGCGATCCAGTAGCAGGACCGGGACTGGCGGTAGGGGGCGATCACTGAGTACTCGAGGTCGACCAGGTTCGAGTAGGTGGGTGCACCGGACTGGCCGGTGGTCGTGCCGGTGACACCGACGGTCGCCGACGTGGTGAACCCGGTCGGCTGGACGCCGCCGCCCGCGCCTGTCACCAGGTCCGAGCCGAACTTGTTGCCGATCGCGCGGCCGCACTGCATCGCCAGGTAGCCGAGCAGGTCGACACCGGAGTCGTCGATCAGCTCACGGGCAACCTGGATGAGGACGCCGTACTTGTACGCCGACAGCGTGGCGAGGCCGAACGCGGGGTCGGACGAGCCGATGACACCGGCCTGCGCAGCGGAGGCAACCGTCGAGTGCGCGGTCGTCTTCGGGATCTGCAGCGTCTCACCGCCGGCAGTGTTGAGCACCGTCGGCCCGGCCTGCATGACACCGGACACTTCGATGAGGTGGGCGATGAGCTGGTCGTAGAAGTCGGTCGGGGCCAGGTTCCCGCCAGCGCCGGTGGTCAGCGTCGACAGGGCACGCAGCTCGTTGACCCGGTTCATCGGGCCGAGAGCCTTGATCCGGTCTGTCGCAGCGATCTCCATGTAACGGGGCGAGCCTTTGTCGCCGCGGGCCACGGAGCGGAGCTCGGCGTTCGCGCCGGCGACGGCCTGCTGCACGCCGCGTGGCTGGCCGGAGAGCCGGTTGAACGCGTCGTCGGCGTCCTTCGACCGCTGCTCCCGGTCGAGGACTTCCTTGATCCGGGTGTCGAGGTCGTCGATCTCTGAGTTGATCGCCTCGAACTTCCCGTGCTCCTCAGACGTGAGGTTGCGCTTCTCATCCAGTGCCGTCGCGCTGACCGCCTTGGCCTCTTCCCAGAGGTGCAGCCGGCGGTCGCGGAGGCTCTTGGCAAGCTCCGATGCCATCTCGAACCCTTCCGGTTCTTCCGAAGTGGGTCCGGGTGGCTTAGTTGCCCGCCTTATACGGGGGGATCACCCGCCGAACTGTTACAGGTGAATGCTAACCGCTGTGACGCCGGGAATGTAACAACGGTCAGCGTGGCGGCTTAGAACCTGTCAGCCCACGGGTCCTCACGGCGGGCCATCAGCGCGACCAGCGCCGCCGCGGGCGACATCGCGGGCTTAGCCGGGCCGCGGTTGTCTGTCCGGGTGAAGAACCGGCGCAGGTCGTCACCCTCAGCCATCGACCGCACCTCATCCTCCGGCGCGTCGAACGCAGCTGCGAGGGAACGCAGCCCCGCTGACGCGTCCGGGTAGGCCGGGGTGACCACCGGGGCGACGTCGACCAGGTCCACGTCCACCAGGGTCCGCATCGGGTAGTTCGAGTCGTCGGTACCCCACTCGTCGCGGACACACCGGAACGCGAACGACGAGTGTGCGACGTCGCCGCGTTCCACCAGCTCGCCGACGTCAGCGCGGGACTGCGGCAGCAGCACGTCATACGGCAGGCCGACAGTGTCGGTCCGCAGCGTCAGCGTCCGCGCCTGCACCGTGCCGAGCAGCATGTTCTCGTTGTGGTTGTACCGGCACACCGCGCCGGGGAACCCCTCGAGCTGGGCGCGCTGGAACGTGCCCGGCGCGATCCGCTCCCGGAACCCGCCCAGGTTCCTCGACTGCCGGTTGAACACGGCACCGTACCCGCCGACGTGGCGGCCGTCAGCGTCGGACCGGGCTTCGAGCCGGTACTCGCCGACCTGGTAGGTGGAACGGTCATGCGCGCCGAGGTACCGGCGTTCGACATCGCCCGCCCACGACCGGCCAGAGTCGCTGTCGGACACGTCAACACCCAGCTTGGCCGCGGCCGCGCGGATCTTTGGCATTGCCTTCTCACCGAACGGCGACGAAGACGCACGCGCCAGGGCGTTCCGCACATGCGCGGCGTCGTGGACGGGGAAATGCCGCAGCGACCGCGGCGTCGTCTTCCCGCCAGAGTCCTTCGTCCCCCCCGACTCGATGTAAGCGAAGTCGGAGTCGGGCAGGTCGTTGATGTCCGAGGTGGACAGCTCAGCCATTTCTTACCTCGTTGCGGTGTCCGTTGAGTTCGAATCGTTCGATCGGACGGGGCCGCCGCAGCGAGTCAGCCGCTATCCAGTCTGCCTGCTCCTTGCTGAACTGCTCGGAACGGGCGCTTACGACTGCGTAACCCGCATCCCTCGCGGATGTGGTTACGAGATCAAGATATTCCTGCTTTGCCCCCACGGGGCCGAAGCACCGCGTGGCGATTTCCTCCACCGAATACCGGGCACCCTGCGCCTGCTGGTCGTTCACGGGCGGTGTCCCTCCCGGAGGCACGATCGACAACGCCGGCTTACTGCCCGGCGTAACCGACTCAGTGACACCCTCAGCCTTGTTCGAGATGTCCAGCAAAGGACCCCACGTCTTCGGCACCCCGGCGCCGCCGCGGGCCATCGCCACCAGGATCTCGTTTGGCAGCGCTTCCTTGCCGACACCCTGCTCGAGCGGCGCCCGGTCCTCGTCGTAACGGATCTCATCGTTCGTAACCCACCCGGTGTCACGGGCGATCTTGTTATTCGCGTACCGCTGCGACTGGTCAACGCGGACCAGGTCATCAACGTCGAACTTTGTGTACCGGCGCTGCGGCATGATCGGGAAGAACGCGTTCTCCCACCGGCGCACCCACGGCCGCAGCGACCAGGAGATCATGTCGTTTGTCCCCTGCTCCTGATTCGAGTACGTCATCGAATCGCCGCGGGACCCGCCGATCCGCTCGGGCGGCACATGGTAGATCGCGGCGATCTGCGTGGCGTCCAGCCGTGTCGTCTCCACGAACTGGGCTTGCTCCGGCGGCACCACAATCGACGAGTAATCCCAGTCCCGGCCGATGACCAGCGGCTGGCGGCGGCGCAGCGTCTCCGTCAAAGTGCCGCGGATCGCCTCCGACTGGTCCCGGTCAACCTCCAGCTCGGAGTTCTTGAAGATCCCGATGGGGAAGCCGCCGTTCGCGAAGAACTGCTTCGCGTAATCCTGACGGTCCAGGCCGCCCTCAATGAGGATCTTGAAAGCGTTCAGCGGCGACAGCCCCGCCGTATGCCCGGCCATGACCAGGCCGCGGACATGGAACAAGTCGGCCCGGTCGAGGGACCGTCCCTCGTAGAAGTACCGTGCGATCGTCGGGTGCGCGAAATCCGCTGAGTAGTCGTCGATGATGTCGCACCGCTCCGGCGGCAGCCACACAATCGACGTGGGATAGCCGAACCCGTCACGGCTCACGATGTAACCGAGAGCATTTCCGTGGATGAGCAGCGACACCATGCCCGCGAACATCCACTCGTAGTATGTGCCGCCCGCCGGGTCCGGGTCATCAAACATCGACGGACCGGTCCACAGCTGCTTCGTCCCGTCAGGCTGCCTGACGTAGATTTTCAGCGGCAGCGACGCGACCGCGTTGGCCAGCAGGTCAACAGCCCCGTACAGCGGCGCCAGCCGGAGGGCGTGTTCCTGGCCGATGTGGTACTTGCTCGGGTGGACGGGGCCGCCCTGGCCGAACGGGACGAAAGGCAGCCACGGGGTGCCGCCGATCGTCCGCTCCTCAACGGACCGCTCGCCGCGCAACGCGAGAGCCCGCGAGCTCACCTCATCGACCAGGCCCACCGGTTATCCCGAGAACCTTGAAAGCTGGATCCGCTGCGACTCCACCGTCGCCCGCAGCTGCGCGATCTGCGCCGACTTAGACGGCCCGCGCGCCTGGTTAACGCCAACAAGGTACGCGGCCGCGCACCAGCGGGACGCCTTCCACACGTACACCATGCCGTAGCCGATGAGGTAGAACGGCAGGGCGATAAGCGACTGGACGAAGCGCGTGAACGTGATCTGCCGGGCGCGGGCAGTGATCTCCTCGACCGGGATGTCAAGCGTCAGCGCGGCCACAGGCGTCCCCTCGATAGTCAGGGCTGTCAGCGGCCGCAGCGCCGCTACGTTGAATCGTACGACCTGCGCGCCTATGTCGGCGGTGCCACGCTACGGAGCAGGTCGTATGCGCGGCCTTTCCGCAGGAACCACTGCGCCAGCGTGCACGCCACCAGAGGCGAAATATCCACCGACGTGTCCCGCCTGGCCCACAGCTTCCCGCCATCCCCGGTGTCCCGCACCGTCGCACCCTTCAGCGCCCTGCTCAGTTCTTCCTGGCCGAGGTGCCGCACATTCCCGTCCGGTTCGAGCACCCCCGTCGTAAACGAAGCGAACGCCTGCGCCGACTCGCTAAGACTGGGCTTGATGACGTCCAGGCCGGCACGCTCACACTCCGGGATCAGCCCCGACGCCGGGCCCCTAGGGTCAATCACAATCCCCGCCGGCCGGTACCGCTGCCGCAACTCGATCAGACGAGGCACCACCCACCCAACCTCCAGCCGGTGATCACCCTCCGCCACCGCGACCAGCAGATTCCCGTCAGGCAGCCAGTTCGCCAAAGCGATCGACGCAGACACCTGCCCCGGCGAGGCATCCGCAGCAAACACCACCGGCCGCGCCCGCGACCCCGGAACATCAACCTGACGGGCATCCCACACGGCCGCAGGGACAACCTGCCAGCCCTCATCATCCAGCGGATAATGCCCGATACCCAGCCGCTCCTGAGCGAACCCCGCCGGTGACAGCGCCGCCCGCTCATTCGCCACATGCGCCTCACTGATCCGGATCCCCAGCGCCGGATTCGCCGCCACCCACGTCGCCGGGTCCGCCGGATCATCCTCCTCCGTCGCCGACCACTCGAAGAACGTCAGCGACCGGTCACCCCCGGCCAGCGCCCGCTTCCGCACCCGGCCCAGCTGCACCGACTGCTCCGACCCAGCCGACGCCGTGTAGATCACCTGCGGATTCGGCCGCGCCGACAACGTCGGCAGCAGCGCAGCCATCGCATCATCACCCAGCCGCTGCGCCTCATCGAGCACGATCAGATCACCTGTGAACCCGCGACCCGACCCGGACGAGCGGGCCACAAACCGCAGCCGCTTCCCGTTCCGCAGCTCAATCGACTCCGCGCCCGTCTGCGTCCGCACCCGCGCAACCTCACGCTCGAGATCATGCGAAGCCTGGATCAGCGACAGCACCCTGCGGAAATGCTCACTAGTGGTCTTGAACTCATGCGCCGAATGGAGGATCAGATTCTCCTCCGGCACCAGGAACAGGCCCGCCAGCTCCCGCGCCTCCAGGATCGACCCCTTGCCGTTCTGACGAGACACGATCAGCCCGACCTCGAACGCCGCCCACCGGCCGTCCTCACGCACCCGCAGCGACTCATCCAGGACATAGCCCTGCCAGTCATCCAGCCGCAGGCCCGCCAGCGCGGCCAGCGCGATCGCGCGCTCGCCCAGATCCGACAGCAGACCCGGCGCCACCGACTCCAGACGAGGCCGCTGCGCGCCCAGCAGAGGCAGGCTCGGAGCGTATGAGCTCAAGACGGTTCCCCTCCCTCGGCCGCTCATCAGCGCGCTTCCTCAGATCATCCAGGATGCTGCGCAGAACATTCGCCGCCTGCGCCGCTGCGACCGCACCGCGCGCCGTGTCAATCGCCCGCGCCAGCGCCACAGCCGTCGCCGCAGCACCATCCACAGCCACCGAGAAGCCCAGCGACCGCACCTCAGCACGCACCGCACGCTCCACCGAGCCATACGACGCCATACACCCACCTAGCCGAATCAGCCAATCGCCCGGATATTCGAACCAGATTAGCTAAAGGCCCCGAAATGCTTTCCGAATCGAACAGAAGCCCTAGTTTGCCGCGCAAACAAAACTGAAGAC